CGGTGTAGCCCACCTGTTTCCAACCCCTGCCACCCTGTGATAAGGGGGAGGTGTGCCACCGTCGTATGTCGGCAGCAGTGACCTCTCTCCCCTCGGGTGTTGCGGTACAGTGTATTACGAGATACTTAAGCTCGGCCATGACGGTTGACTGTTAAGCCTTGGCAGGTGTGCCCTGAACGATTGCGACCACTCCCTTGCTGTCGGAGCGCATGATGCGACCGCCGGCGCGCACCAGGAACGAGTAGATGTCGCCGTAATAGGTGGGGTCGCCCTCGTTTTCAAAAGCCTTAACCTCTCCAAGGGCGCGGCACACGCTCTGCTCGTGCCATGCGATACCTGCGGCGAGGTCAGCTGCCGCTCCCTCCGCACTCCAAGCCTTTTTGGCCTTGTCGGCACCGTACAGGGCAACCTTAGAGCGAGTCATCACATTAAAGCCAAAGAGCTTGCCGACAATACCGTTGGCGGCATCGGCGCAATTTAAAAATGCCATATTCTCCGATTGCGTCAGGTCGGCCAAAAGTTGTGAGTACATGTGTGCGTCGAGCAGCAGGTAACGACCCTCCTGCGGTATATCCTCGGCGTTAAACTTAGTCATCAACGCGAGCACATCGGCCTTGCAGAGACCCTTACGCTTGCCTGTGGCCGATGGGGTGTAAGCATCAACCTCGGCACCGGTAGTCTCGACGCATCGGGCGGCAGCAGGTGACCACGCGTCTATAAACGACAGCGCCACCTCGTCGGCGAGCTTGAGCTTGTCATTACGCAGCACGCTCTCGCGCTTGTCGTAGCTTAATTCTACGGTGTCGGCGTGGGGTATGCAAATGGGGTTGGTTGTGTACTCGTCAAGCTCAAAAGTCACATCAGTGTCGGTGCGCTTTGCCACGCTTGCCGGCAGTGTGTCGCGATTTTTCTTAACCCCCGACGGCGCACCGGCCTGAGGGATGTGTACAACCTTGCCGTTGATGACATATTCGTCGGCATTAAACGCCTTTGACAAAAAGCTGTTTGAGGCAAACAGCCCTTCGACAACAGACGCCATCCAAATTTCTTTTTGTATTGCCATAATTAAATGTTTTATAGATTGTTAGCTTAAATTTTGGGGTCTACACCGAAACGCTCCTTGAACTTCTCGGCATAGATTTCGGGCGCCTTGTCCTTAAGCTCGGTGAGCTTGTTGGCCTTGTCCAACTCGTCCCAGCTTTTGCTCTTGAGGTCGGCGAGGTTGGTTGCGCCGGCACCGGTGCTGTTGATTTGGCGTGCGATGCTCTGACGCTCCGGGATTGCCTCAAGCATGGCCTTGGCGTTGTCAAAATCCTTGTCAAACATTGCAAGGGTTGCCTCCTTGGCCTTGGCATCGAGCTTGCCGATTAAGATGGCGGCATCGACGAGTCGCACGGCCTCGGCCTTGTTGGCCGCGTCGCGGTCGGCATTGGCCTTGTCGATGGCGTCGGTAAGGGTCTTGTTTTCGGACTTGAGGCGCGCGTTGTCATCCATGAGATTTTGCACCGCGCTCACGATTTCGGCCTCGTTGGCCGTGTCGTGCAGGTTAAGTTTTTGTGTTAAAAGACTCATATTTAATGTTTTTGGTGAGTTGTCCATTAGCTTTACAAGTGCGCTGCCGTCAGTGATGTCGATTCGCTTTTGGGTGTCACGGTCATAAAATGCGAGCGCGTTATGATTGGCACCGATGGTTACAATCGATGCCTCCCTGACCGTCCATTTGGTGACGGTGGGGTACTTTTGCCCGGGTAACATCAAGGAGTAGGCATCACTCCTCTCCTCGGGAGGCCATGCGCCTATAGAGGCCATGCGCACAAAATCATTGTCGACCTTGTGCATCACCTCCCTTGCTCGTTCGTCCTTTTCATCGAATACGGCATCGGCGAGGATTTTGCCACCCTCGATGCGTATATTTTCCCATCGCCCAATCGGCAGGGAGTAGTCGTTATGATTAAGCAACATCACCGGATTCTTCCGAAACTCCTCAAGATTAACCCCCGAGGTCAGCATTCGAAATCCGTAGGTGTTGACAGATTCATCATGTAAAACAAATGTTCTATTTTTCGTCATTGCACTGGTTTTGGTACAAAATTGGGGGCTTAAAACAGCTTCCGCAAATCGCTTTTTTGCGACATACGTTTGATTGTAAACAGCAATGAATCAAATGTATAATAGCGCAATGCGATTATACGGCACACATTATAATGGCTAACTTTGAACGTAACTTAAAAGCATTTTAAATGACAACCAACGACCAACTGAGCACCGCACAGCGCAAGGAGTGGGCGAAGCTCATCTATCTCAAGGAAAATGTGACACAACAAGAGCTCGCCGAGCGCGTAGGTGTGTCGCGCAACACCGCCAACAAGTGGTGTCGCGAATGGGAGGGGTTAAAGCTAAACCTCTTGCAGACACGCGAGGAGCGCATCGCGTCGACATTGTCGCAGCTCAATGAGCTCGACCAATCGATTGCCGCCAAGGAGGAGGGCAAACGATTTCCCACAACCTCGGAGGCCGACATCCGGCGTAAGCTCACCGCCGACCTTGAAGCACTTGAACAAGATGCCTCGGTGCGCGACATATACAACGTGTCGCGAGGGCTGCTCGATTGGCTTAAGGCTCGCGACCTCGACAAAGCAAAGGAGCTTAGCGGTTATTTTAACGAGTATATAAAAGAGCGCATACAGTGGGCAAAATAGATGACTTAAAGGCATATAAGGAGTGGGAGGAGTACTACAAGTCCCTCCTGCGAGATAAGGCGGTCGACGACCTCACGCCGGCGCAGCGCCGCGCCATGCTCGACAAGTTAGAGCGTGACCCGGTGGAGTGGATTAAATTCTTTTTTGCCGAGTTTTGCAAGTATCCCTTTACATCGTTCCAAAAACGGGCGATTCGGCGCATTTGTGGCAATCCCGAGTGGTATGAGGTGCTGTCCTGGTCGCGTGAGCTTGCTAAGTCGACAATCACATTTATGTGCGTCATGCACCTCGTTTGCACGGGTAAAAAGCGCAATGTGCTGCTCGCGTCTAACAGCCATGACAATGCCGAGCGACTGCTTGACCCCTACCGTAAATCCTTTGAGAGCAACTCGCTATTAAAGGCTTACTATGGTGATTTGCGGTCGGTCGGTCAATGGACAGCCGGGGAATTTTGCCTGACAACCGGCGCATCATTTCGGGCGCTCGGTGCCCTTGAGTCGCCGCGTGGCTCGCGCAAAGATGCCGTGCGCCCTGATGTGGTGTTGGTTGACGACTACGACACTGATGCCGAGTGCCGCAATCCTGATATCGTCAAAAAAAAGTGGGAGTGGTTTGAGAGCGCGTTGCTACCTACGCGCTCCGTGTCCGAGCCATTTTTGGTCGTGTGGTGCGGCAACATCATCGCGCTTAATTGCTGTACAAGATTAGCCGGGGAACGTGCGGATAATTGGGATATAATTAACATAAGAGATAAGCACGGGCGGTCGACTTGGCCCGAAAAGAACAGCGAGGCGCACATCGACCGAATAATCAAAACCATGTCCACTCGGGCTTTCCAGCAGGAGTATTGCAACAATCCATTGGCCGAGGGCGAGACATTTAAGGAGTTGACATGGGGCAAATGCCCTCCGCTCTCTAGGCTGCGCTTTGCCGTAGCCTATGGCGACCCTGCGCCCTCCAACTCCAAAAATAAGGCCACCTCGTTTAAGGCTGTCTTTTTAATCGGATATCATGATGGCAACTTTTACGTGTATACCGGCTATCTGGACCATGTCACCAATGACGAGTATGTCAATTGGTACTACTATATAAGGGACTATGTAAATAATAAAACGCAGGTCTACAATTATATCGAAAATAACAAGTTGCAGGACCCATTTTACGAGCAGGTGTTTATGCCGTTGTTTACGGCAAAGGGCAAGACCAACGGCTTCATAGGCATAATCCCCGACACCCGTAAGAAGCCGGAAAAGTTTGATCGCATCGAAGGTAACCTTGAGCCACTTAACCGTCAAGGGCGATTAATCCTCAATGCCGACGAGCGCGACAACCCCCACATGCGGCGCCTTGAGGAGCAATTTTTACTCGTCAACCGGGCCATGAAGTCACCTGCCGACGGCGTTGACTGTGTAGAGGGCGGCGTGTGGATAGTCAATCAAAAAATAACAACGCTCACTTCCGGGTCTTACACTATAGGTCAACGGCGAGTGAGCAAAAAACGCTTTTAATCATGGCATTTATAACGACACAGGAGCTCGCGACACATCTCTATCGCGAGGAAATAGAGGTTATCTCAAGAGATGATGACACCCTGCTTTTGGCTGCAATAGATGCGGCCATCGCCGAGGCTTACGGCTACCTCGGAGCCTATGACCGGGATAAAATCTTTGCCGCCGAGGGCACCGGGCGCAATGCGCTGCTGCTTGTCTTTGTCAAGGACATCGCCGTGTGGCACTTTGTCAACTTGTGCAATGCCGGCACCGAGCTTGACTTGCGGCAAAACAGGTACGACAGGGCGGTACAGTGGCTGCGGCAGG